CCCGCTGCTGGTGGGCATCGTTGGCGCGGTGCACACAGACGGCACCAGCACTGTGACTTACCCAGGTGGTGGCACCCAGCGGGTGCGCGGCGAGGCAACCGTGGGCGCTCGGGTGTTCGTGCGCGACGGGGTGATCGAGGGCGACGCGCCTGCGCTTGCGCCGCTGGAAATCGAGGTGTAGGCCCGGCCTGCATTCCCCAAATTCAACCACCCACCCCACCCCAACCCAGCAAGGCCCCATGAACCTCGCAGATCAATCTTCAGCCGCCACCATCGCGGCCGCCACCGCCGCCGTGCCCATGCTCACCGCCTTCGGCATCCCGCTGGGCCTGCGGCCCGATGTGCTGGTGGCCGGGTTCGGCGGCGCGCTGGTGGCCATCATCCTGCTCAACACCGTGCCCAGCACCGGCGACACCTGGCAGCACCTGCTGCGCACCACGCTGCGGCGCATGTCGGTCACCCTGGCCAGCAGCCTCACCGCCGGATACATCACCCCGGTGGTGATGCTCTCCACCGCCATGCCCCACCCGATGCTGCTTGGCGTGGCCTTTGCCGTGGGCGCGGGTGCGCAGCGGGCGCTGGTGTTCGCGGTGAGCCGCGTGGCCGGCGCCACCCAGAGCCAGCCAGGGAGCCCCTCATGAGCGCGCTCCTGCAGCTGCTGCACGCCATGGCCGGGCTGGTGGTGCTGGCCGAGGCGCTCAACAAGCTGGAGCGCAGCGCCCCACTGCGCCACGGGCTCACACCCCGCCAGCGCCTGGTGGACACCCTCAAGGCCCTGGCCTGGGCATTCCTCGCCATGGGCGCCGGCGGCGCCGTGGCCGGGCCCCTGCTGCTGGCCAGCGGCCTGCCCACCGACCGCCTGGGCGGCACCCTGCGCATCGAGCCACCCACGCTCGACCAGGCGCTCGTGCTGATCGGCTTCGCCGTGCTGGTGATCCGCACGCGGCTCAAGGAAGGCTGAGCGCTCGCGCCAGCAGATCAACCCACCCACCAACCCACCCAAAGACCCCATGAAAATCGACGCTTACATCGACTCCCTGCTACAGCGCGAGGGCGGCTACGTGGACCACCCCGCCGACCGTGGCGGCCCCACCAACCACGGCATCACTGAGCGCGTGGCCCGCGCCTTTGGGTACCACGGCCGCATGCAAGACATGCCGCGCTCCGTGGCCCGGCAGATTTACCGCGAGCAGTATTGGGAGCAGCCCCGTTTCCACCTGGTTGACGAACACAGCACGGCCGTGGCCGAGGAGCTGCTCGACACCGGCGTCAACATGGGCCCCGGCGTGGCCGCGCGGTTTTTGCAACGCGCGCTCAACGTGCTCAACGCCGAGGGCAAGCACTACCCCGACATCGTGGTCGACGGCAACATCGGCCGCCTCACCGTCGCCGCGCTGCGCGCCTATCTCAGCGCCCGCGGCAAAGACGGACATGTGGTGCTACTGCGCGCCCTCAACGCCCAGCAAGGCGCGCGCTACATCGAGCTGGCCGAGCAGCGGCCCAGCCAAGAAGCGTTTGTGCACGGCTGGCTGCTGCACCGGGTGGCCTGAATGATCGCGCTCCTACCCAAAGCCCTCGCGCTGCTGCGCAGCTCTCACACCTGGTGGGCCGCGCTGGCCGCAGGCCTTGCGCTCACAAACTGCGCCACCAGCCACCAGCGCGACACCGCCCGCCAGCAGCGCGCCGAGGTGGTCGCCGCGTTTGAAACCCACAAAGCCCAAGCCGAACGACTCAGCCGCGAGGCCGAGACCAAAAACCGACAGACCGAACAGGAGCTACGCCATGCCCAAGACAAACACGCCCGCGAAGTCGCCGCCATGCAGGCCGACCTGGCGCGCAGCCGCGCTGCCGCTGGCGCTGCTGCTGGCCAGCTGCGCGACGCCACCACCGCCGCCACCGCCCGCGCCCGTGCGCAATGTGCAGCTCCCGCCCCTGCCCAGCTGGGCACGCCAGCCGACGACCCCATCGGTGTGCTTGCCTACGTGCTGGGACGCGCTGACCAAAGAGCGGGAGAGCTGGCAGACATTGCTGAGCAGCGGGGCCTTGCCGGCCGCGCCTGCGAACGCGAATACGCCGAAGCCGTGAGGCTCACCGCCGCGCCCGTGATTTTTCCCTGATCCTTGCTGTTGTCTCCGGTGGCCACCCGGCCACCTTGCCCCGCTCGCCTTTGCTGGTGGGCGGGGTTTTTTTGCTTGGCGGGTGGGTGGTGTGGAGCGCGCAGGGTATGCGGCTCGTGATTCTGTGCCAGTGATACGAATTTGATACGCTGGGCCTGTTTGTGCCTATGTGGGCGACCCATTGAACTACGGCGGCAGGGTGTGGATTCTAGGCTTCTGGCCTTGCTGTTCTATAGTGCCGCTGTAATCCGGTGTGATTCGTTGTCACTGTGTGACTGATACCGGATTGATACGGTATCAAATCGCATGGCATCAATCACGAACATCAACGGGCGCTGGCGGGCGCTTGTGCGGCGCAAGGGTCACCCTACATTTTGTCAGACCTTCGGCACCAAGGCCCAGGCGGCGAACTGGGCGCGGGCCATTGAAGCGGACATCGAGCGGGGCCAGGCGCCGCGGGCTGATGCGGTGCTGGGCCGGCGGGTGCTGGTGTCTGAGCTGCTGAGCACTTACCGCAAGCTGCGCGAGCGCTCGCGCCCGATCGCGGACGATGCCAACGAGCATTACATGCTCAAGGCGCTGGGCGCTGGCCTGGGCGCGCTGGATGCGGCGCGGCTGCAGGTGGCCGACCTGGTGGGCTACTGCGAGGCGCGCAGCGAGGCGGGCGCCGGGCCTTACACGATCAACATGGACATTGGCAAGCTGGGCACGGTGATGCGGCTTACCGCTGCCCACCTCAAGCTGCAGCTGCCCGACGTGGTGGCGCAGGCGCGGCCGCTGCTGGCTCACATGGGGCTGATTGGCGGCGGTGGCAGGCGCGAGCGCCGCCCGACTGAAGACGAGCTGCAGGGCGTGGTGCGTTGGCTGGCCAGCGAGCGGGGGCAGGTGTATGCCGACGTGGTGCTGTTCGCGGTGGCCACGGCGATGCGCCGGGGGGAGATTGTGCGGCTGGCCTGGGCCGATCTGGACGCCGACAAAAAGCTGGTGCTGGTGCGCGATCGCAAAGACCCGCGCCAGAAAGCGGGCAACGACATGTGGGTGCCGTTGATGGGCGGCGCCTGGGAGCTGGTGCAGCGCCAGCCGTCAGACCGGGCGGGGCCGATTTTTCCGCTGCATGAGCAGACGCTCAGCAAGTATTTCAAGGCCGCGTGTGACGCGCTGGGCGTGCCCGATCTGCATTTTCATGACCTGCGCCACGAAGGCATTTCGCAGCTGTTCGAGCAGGGTTTTGATATTCCCCGCGTGGCGCTGGTGAGCGGGCACAAAAGCTGGACGAACCTCAAGCGGTACGCCCAGCTCAAGCCGGAAGACCTGCACCATGGCCCCGCTGGTGCGCCTCGCGCGCCTGCTGTCGACGCGCGTCCAGATAGTCCGCCACGTCCCTGATGTCTGCCCAGCGGCGCCCGCCGTCGAGGTAGGTGGGGATCTCGAAGGTTTGCTCACTGATGCGCCGGCGCAGGTTGGGCGGCGTGGTGTCCAGGATCTTGGCCAACACCTCAAGATCGGCGCGCGGCCCGTGTTTTTCGAGCAAGTAGATGTGGGTGAGTAGGCTCATGCCTTGCCCTCAAATCAATGCGGCGCGTGTCATCGTCGTTCATGATCTGCGCCCCAAAATCAAGCGCTGCAAGCTCTTTCAGCACCTCCAGCAGCTCGGGCGCGGCATCTGTGAGCTGAGTGTTGGCGGGCCACTCGTACAAGGCTTTAGCTCCATCGTCATCTGGCCCGCAGTCGGTCCATCCAAAGGGCTCGGCCCGGAAGTAGCCGAACGGCTCGTTCATGGCTTGCTCCCCGGAAACGGCCACGCCACGTACCTGGATTCAAGCACCAGCCACTTGGCGTCAATCTCGGTCGTTTCTGCGTCGTTGTCGCCATCGATCTGCACGCGCCAACGCGAAGGGGTCTCTTCGGTTCCCGCCGCGGGGTCTTCGATCACGGTGCCCGCTTGCCCCGAGTGCACGCCCCCTACGATGACCACGCGGGCGCCGGGCACTATGTCTGGCGTGGCGCCAGCGTCGGGCGAAGTCGCCCGACTGGTCTCCCCCACGGCGCTGGCGCCGTCTGGATCGGTCTGCTCTGCTTGGCTTTGCGTGGTTTTGGGTTTGCGCGCAGCGGGTGTTTTGGCTTTGGCCCCCGCTCCCCCAGAGGGTGCAACCCGTGGCGAAGGGGTGGCGGTAGGTGTGGTGGCTGGGGTGCTGGCTGGTCTGGTTTCGGCGCTCTTTTCTGCGCGGGCAATGGCTGCGGTGTCTTGCGCTTTCCACTTGGCGGCCAGCTCGGCCTTGGTGGCGTTTTTGGCGGCCTGGGGGGTGACGCCTTCGGCGTCGGCCAGCAGCATCAGGGCGGCGTTGGGCTGGCTGTTGGCTGGCAGCCAGGGCTGGTGATCCACGTCTTGGTGCATGGTGAGCAGGGCCAGGCATTTTTGAGGCTCGGCGTGGTTGGCCACCCAGTCGCTCACGGCCTGCACCGGGGCCACGTTGCCCAGATCGAGCAGTTTGCACAGGGCCTTGGCCTTGTCCTGGTTGAGGGCGTTGGCCTTCTGGGCGGCGAGGTGTCGGATGATCTCGGCGGGCAGCTCGAACGGGCCTTCCTGGTTGATCTCGTGCCACACGTTTTCCATGAGCCGCCAGCGCCACGCGGCTTCAAACTCGGCCTGGCGTGGGCCTGCACGGCTTCGCTGTGTTCCTGGTAGCCCTTGGCGGCCAGCAGCTGGCTGACGGTTTCGCAGGGCAACACGGCCACCAGCTCGCCGTCTTTGTGTGGGTTGGCCACCAGCATGGGCTGGATGCCCTGGGCCTCCATCTGCTTGCCGATCAGGGCGCGCAGGGGTTTTTCGGTGGGGCTGTCGGCGGAATCGTCCAGCCGCAGGTGGCCCTCTACCCGGGTGTTCCAGGCGCTGGGCATGAGGGCTTTGGCTTCGCGCCCGGCGATCACGGTTTGGCCGTTGGCTTGGGCTTGCTCGAGCTGGCGAGCGCTGTGGGCGGCGTCTTTGGCTTTGAAGCAGGGCGGGTCGGTGCAAACGTCTGCGCCTTGCACGTCGGCGAAGAGGTCGGGGTCGGCACCGGTGCGCTTGGGGCAGGCGCGGCAGCTGCCGGCGGCGGGGACCAAGGTGGCGTCGGTGATCTTGAAGCGGGCTTCCCCCAGGCGCAGCATGTACTGCCGCTGAATGAGCGACGCGGCTTCGCGGTAGCTGAGGGGCTCGCGGCTGTAGGCGTTGTAGAGGTTGGGCAGGGCCTGGGCCTGCAGCCGGGTGTCTGGTATGCGGGCAACGAGCAGCGCCAGGGTGGGCGCAAGGCGACCGTCTCGCAGGGCTTCGCGGCCTTCTGGGCCGAGGTTGAGCAGCTTCAAGCGGCCATACACGTAGCTGCGGCTTTTGCCGATCTTGGCGCCCACTTCCTCGGCGGTGAGCGGGGGCTCGTGGGCGTGCATGAGGTGGTCGTAACCCTCGGCCTCTTCGAGCGGCTCCAGGTCATCGCGCTGCAGGTTTTCCACCAGCTGGATTTCGAGCACCTGCGCGTCGGTGAGGGCGCGGACCATGGCGGGGATGGTGTCAAGCCCGGCGATGACGCTGGCGCGCAGGCGGCGCTCGCCGCTCACCAGCTCCCATTGCGGGCGGGGCTCCAGGTGGGCGGTGTCGGCCACGCGATCGCCGGGCAGCGGGCGCACCAGCACCGGCTGGTGCACGCCACTGGCCTCGATGCTGTTGGCCAGCTCGGTGAGCTTGTCTGAGTGGAAGGTTTTGCGCGGGTTGGTGGGGCTGGTGACGATGTGTTCCAGCGGGAGGTGGGCAAAGGTTTCGGTGGTCATGGCTGGGCCGCTGGGTGTTCGTTGGGGTTCATGGGGTCGGGCAGCTCGGTGTGGCACCAGGCGCGGTGGCAGGTGAACCTGCCGGTGATCTGGTTGCGCCAGACTTGGCGGGCGTCTCCGCAGTTCGGGCAGATGGGCAGGGCGGGCAGGCCGTTGGGCTGGGGTGGCGGTGGCTTGGGCGGGCTGGCGGGCTGGGCCGGGGTGGCTTGGCTGGCGAGGTATTCGCGCCAGTGCACCTTTTGGCCGCGCACCAGAAAGCCCCAGGGGCCGCGCTTGCGGCCGCAAATAAACAGCGTGAACACGCCGCCGGGGGGTACCCAGTCGATCCGGTGGTATTCGCCGTGCATGAGGCGGGCGGTGTCGCCGCGAATGCGGGCGATGCGCTGGCTGCCGCGCTGCTCGGCGTAGCAGCCGCTGAGGATGATGGTGCGGGCGTTCCAGGGGTGGTCGTGGTGGTGGCGGTCGTGGTCTGCCAGCAGGATGTGGTGCACGCGCACCGAGGGCAGCCAGGCCCAGCGCCGGCCGTCGCTGCCGGTGGTGTCTTCCATGCCGTGCGGGTAGGGGTTGAAGAGCCACCAGCGGCGCATGTAGATCTCGCTGCCGTCGGCGCTGGCGATGTGGGCATAGGGCGTTTGCGCGGCGCGCTGAATCAGCCAGCCCACCAGGCGGGGGCGGCTGGTGATGGCCTTGGCTGCGCGGGCCCAGAAGCGGTCGAGCAGGCGGGTGGTGAGGCTGGGGCTCATGGCTTGGCCCCCAGCAGGCCGACGACGGCGAGCAGGTCTTGCCAGCCGTTGAATTCGTCGGGGTTGTCGGCGATGCGATCGGGGTTGATCAGCTCGTCGAGGTACTCAATGAGCTGGCGCTCGGCCACGCGGTTGCGGCGGCCTGAGTCGGTGGTGACCATGCTGGGGCAGCGGTCTGTGCGCGCCGCGCAGGCGCCGAGGTGCGCGCCTGCCATGCTGGAGGCCAAGGCGACGATGGTGTGGGCCTCGCGGTAGCTGAGGGCCATGGCTCAGCCCTCCAGCCGGTGCGAGCGGCTCACCGGAAACGGGTTGTGGGCCGCGGGGGCCGCGCCGATCTGCGGGAGCGTGGTGGCGGGCTCCAGGAAGTTGCTGCGGTCGGCGCCGGTGGCTTTGAGGTAGTCCACCTCCACCTTGGCGGTGTCCACCAGCACGCCGGCCACCTGGGCCACAGCGCGGGCGCGGTCGGGCTCCATGGGGTTTTCGCGGTCGCGCAGGCTGGCCAGGGTGGCCATGAGGTGTTCGCGCAGGTGGTCCATGTGGGTGGTGTTCATGCTCTTGCTTCCTTGTGTTCTCGGTTGATTCGGTTGACTTGGCGCGTGATCGCGCCTTTTAGCTGCACCAAGCGGCCCAGCTCGGGGGATTTGGTGCGCGGGTGGTTGCGGCGGGCGTTTTCGGCCAGGCTGATGCACTCCACGCGCTCCAGCGTGATCTGCGCCAGCTCGGCGGTGAACTGGCCGGGCCTGAAGACCACGATGTGCTTGGGCGGCAGCGGGCCATGGGCCTCTACCCAAACGAGTTCGGCCACACCGCGCCAGCGCTTGCTGTTGCTGCCGCTGGCCTCGGCCACTTTGCGCTGCAGGTGGCCGTCTTTGTTGATGCGGTGGCTGCCCAGGGGCAGGGTGTTGTGGGGCTTGTTGCGCTTGGCAAAGCGGGTTTCGGCGCTGCGGCCGGGCGCCGTCCAGCCCTTGAGACCGGTGTTCCAAGGCTCGTGGCCAGCGCGGAAGCGGGTGGGTTGCGCGGCGATGAACGCGGCGCTCTTGCGCACGCCGAGCTTGCATGCGCGGTTGCTGACTGCCGGCTCGCTGCGGCCGATCAGATCGGCTAGCGTCTGGTTGGTGACGTTGGGGTAGAGCGAGCGCACGGCGCGGTCTTCCTCGGGCGTCCAGGGGCGGTTTCGCTCGGACGCGCTCACACCGGGCCTCCACACAGGCGGGTAACTTTGCCGCCGGGATGGTGCAGCCGGTCACCGATGCGGCTGGGCATGGCGAAAGCGGCGAAGCGGCCGGCGGGGATGCCGGGCGCGGGCAGCAGCTCTTCGCCCTGGTAGGTGCCGTGGCTGCTGGCGCGGGTGATGGTGCGCACGGCGGCGATCTGGGCGGGCAGGCGGTAGCGCACGTTGTTGGCCGGGCCGGTGCCGGTGAGCCGCCCGGTGAGCACGATGCTGGCCAGCGTGGTGCGCAGCAGGGCGCGGGGCAGGTTGAGGCGGGTGGTGAGCTGCGCGAGCGTCATGCCGCCTTCGCTGTTTCGGATGGCGTTGATGACCGAGGTTTCGGTCTCGATGCTGGTGGCGGTGCCTGGCGGGCGCTGGTGGGTGGGGCGGGTCATGTGGGTGCGGGTTTGAGGAAGAGGGATCAGTCGTCGAAATCACCCGCGGCGGCGCGCTTGCCGTCTCGCCCGGGGCTGCGGTACATGCCGGCTTGCAGGCGGCTGGCGCTGGGCTGTTGCGGTGGGCGCACCACATGGCGGCGGGTGGCGAACCACTCGGCTTTGCGAAGCTGGCTGGCGCGCGCTTCCACCACACGGCGGCGGGTGTCGTGGGCCATGGCTTGCTCGTAGGTGCCCGCCCAGGCCATGGCCGCGAAAGCCGCGCGGCGGTGCGCCTCGGTGACCGGCGGGAGTTCTTTGGGGCGGCTCATGGCAGCCACCCCAGTGCAAACATGCCGATCGTGTGGGTGGATGGGCTCGGGCTGGGCCTCGATGTGCTGGCTGGTGTGCGGCCCAAAGGCTTGATTCAGGTCGCGCGGGTGGCGGTAGGTGAGCGGGTCGCTGTAGGGGCGGCGGGCGGTGTTCAAGCGGGCACCTCTTCGCTGGTGAGGTGCAGCGCACCGGGCACCACGTACACAACAGGTTCCCACTCTTCCACCACCGCGGTGCAGCCCAGGCGGCGGGCCAGCGCGTGCGCCAGCGTGGTTTTGCCCATGCCTTGGGGCAGGCTCAGAATGGCGGTTTTGCGTGGAGGAATGTCATGCCCCGAGAAACCGCTTCCGAGTTCCGCCAGGTGTTCCTGGTCTACTGCCTCGATCAGATGGCCGATGGCAGCTATGTAGCGCTCAACCGCCGTTACAAACCGGTAGGCGTGAGCAGCACCGAGTGGGTCGAATACGAAGCGCTGCCCGTTGGCTTCCAGTTCAAACGCGCCCTCTCCGAGCGGCAGATCGCAGCCCTCTCCTGCAAGGGCGATACCTCGGCCCAGCGCATATACCTCTACAACGATGGCTGCATCCCCACCAGCAGCGCCGCCCACTGGCGCGCCTACAGCGAGCGGCTGCAGCGGCTGGCCGGGTACATGGTGGAGCACTGAGCGGGGAGTGTGCGCGGTGTTCATGCGGCCACCTCGGCGGCTTGCATGGCCGCGTCAACGGCTTTGTCCAGCGAACTGCGCTCGGTGAATGAGGCTGCCATGAGCAGCGCATGGGCCAGGGCCCGGGCTTCGTCTGCGGTCAGGTATTCCTGAAAGCTGAAAGGCCCGTCACTAAGGCACAGCACCACCGGGTGGTCTTCGATTCCGTCCTTGTCAAACACCAAGACCGAGTGGTCGACGCCACGGCTGCCCATTTCGGCGCCTGGGAGCAAGGTTTTCAAGAACTCGCTGGTGTGCGCGAGAAAGTGGGTTTGCTGGCCGGTTTTGAGCGGTGCCACGATTGCGGCGGGGGTGTGTTGCTGTGCCATGTTGACCTCCAGATAACGGCCCGGGGTGGGCGTCTGGGGGTAAATGTAGCAAAGCTAAACAAATAAAGCAACAGCGATGCTAAATTTATATGTCGCGTCCCGCATGAAAAAACCGCCTCTGGGGCGGTGCGATCAGCTGCGGCAGGCGCTCAGCCAGTGCTGCTCGGCAATGATGCGGATGCCGTGCCCTGCGTTTTGTTGACCCAGTGGGGCGACACGTGGGTGCCGATCACGAGGTAGGTGACCTTTTTTGTGATGGTGCTCAGCGCGATGCCGCCCGCCCTCTCGGTGAGCCGCTCGCAGGCGGCGCGGGTGCCGTACAAAAACTCGCCTGTGTGGCAAATGCCTGCGCCTGCAATGTGCAGGGACGTGTCGCTGTCGTAAGGCAGGGCGGCCACGGTGGGGGTGGTGGAGCCTGTCTCGCTGAAGTCGGTGCCCACCAGGGCCTGCAGCTCTTTTAGCAGGTGGTCGCGTTCGTGTTGGGTGATGACGCCATCGGCCAGCACTGTGCGCAGGGCGGCTGCAATGGCTGAGCCGGGCCAGATGCTGGCCACGTCGCCGTTTTCGCTCAGCCAGGTGTTGAGCATCTGCGCCTCCATGTCGTGCAGCTGGCCATCGGCCACGATGCCCGTGACCAGGCCCAAGAGCATTTGACTGGCGCGTGTGAGCGCGGCTTTTTGCTGGGCCTTTGCCACAGCGTATTCGGTTGACATGTTGTTCTCTCCCTACGGTTGCGGTCAGGTTTGTTTCAGCAGTTTTTCGGTGTCCAGTGTGAAGGTGACCTCAACGCCCGTGAGGGCGCAGGTGAGGCGGTTTGTGGTGCTGGTGTCGATGTCCAGGTCTTGACTGCGCAGGCCTTGCCACATTGGGCTTATCGGGTGGCGGTGGCTCAATGCCGCCCTTGAATGGGAGGATGGGCAGTTCGCCTCGGAGGGTGGCTTTTTCCTCTTTGCCGCCGCGAAGCTCCAAGCCAGCTAACCAGGCGTTGACGATGCCTTGGTCTGGGCCGTGCAGGCGTCTGTGAAAGTCTGACTCCGCTGCGGGCGGATGTGTGACGCTGTCATGAATGTGCATGGGCGGTGTCAAGCTGTTGACGGCTACCGTTTTCGGGGGATGGCGCGACCTGTTGGAAACTGGTAAACCGCTGCGGGGCCTCTCAGGCTGCTGCGCGGTTTGCTGCGTGGTGTTCACACAGCTGCTGCAGCCCGCTGGTGATGTTGGCGTGCAAACCGGGGCTGCCGACCAGTGCACTGAGCAGCGCACGGGCTGAGTCTTTGTCCTGCGGGGCTATTTGGTTGAGGTGGAGGGCCAGCACCTCCATGGCCTGCCCCAGGGATGGCGGGGTTGCCTTGAGGGGCGTGGTTTTGGACCAGGATGCTTTGGACTCTCCCACCTGGTGGCCGCTGTTTTCGGTGTGCGACAGGCTTTCGATGTTGCCGACGCGCTCCGCCAAGGCAGGGGACAGGTCGGACAGCTTGCAGTCAAACCCGGCCATGTAGGCGCGTGCATGCTCCAGGCCAATAGGGCGGTGATTGGACTTGTGTTGGCCGATCATGGACGTGCCGCCTGGCATTTTGGTTTGCGCGGCGAAGGCGGCTTGTGACAGGCCGGTGCGTTGCGTCCAGGCCGTCATGAGGCGCTTGACGCGGTCTCCGTCTGTCTCGACTGGCTGTTCGGTGGTCATATGTAGCAATGCTATTTATTCACCGATTTAGCATGGCTTGTTTTTGCGCGTAGCAGTGCTAAACTACGCCCATGCAGCTCAAAGACTACCTTCAAACCAACAGACAGGCCGCGCTGGCTCGGGCGCTTGGCGTGACGCCGGGCGCCGTCAGTCAGTGGGCTTCGGGTGAAACCAAGCTCACGGCGGAGCGGTGCATCCAGATCGAGGAAGCCACGCTCGGGCAAGTGCGATGTGAAGACATGCGGCCCGACGTGAACTGGGCCTACATACGCGGGGCGCGACAGGCTCAGGAGGCATGGCCCGAGCTGGCCGACGCACCTACCGCCGATACCACCACCCAAACCGAGCAGGGAGCGGCGTGCCCGCTGCCAGCGAGCGCCGATGCGGCTTGGCCAGAGCAACAGGGGGCCTGAAGTGAACGTGGCTGAAATGAACGAAGCCTTTTCCCGCGTCACGCTGCGCGATCGTCCCCTGGACCCTGCAGCTGCTGCAGCGCCTTTATCCGCGCTTCTATCGCGCTTGACCATTCGTCCCAGTGCTCCGGTTTCTGGAACTTGGGAGGCATTTGGGCAACCTGGTGGTCTACCTCTGTCTCGTAATCCTCCAGCACGGCGGGGAGAGCCGCCAGCGGAACCCGAGCCAGCAATGCTTGTGTCATGGCCCCGAGCGCCAGCTGGCGGCTCAGGAGCTGTCGAAACGTTTCCTGGAGATCGTTGATGGCTTTGGCTGTTTGCGCCTGGAATTCTTCTGGATCGTGCATGGGTCTGCCCTGTCGGTGGTGGGTTGGGTGTAGGAGCCGCAACTCTATCGGCCTGGGCAGGCCCGCCTTCTTTCCCCGCCATTGCGGCGGTACCACCACCCCAACCAAATTCGAGACCTGACATGCGCAGCTCCAACCCCTTCCGCCTGGCCTTGTGCCGCTCCGTTTCTACCGGCCCAAGGCCTGATCTGGTGAGCCAGTTCGAGTCTTGGCACCGCGGCCGGCTCTGCTGGTTTACGCCTGAGCAGCTCGGCTGAGGTCTCCAATGAGCCTCCCCACCACGGGCCGCCCTCGGGCGGTTGAGTTGGCCGACAGCCGCGCCAAGTCCAAGGCCAGCTCGGCCTTGGCGTCTGGCGGCATTTGCTTGGCCAGGCACATCACGAGCGCGCCCATGGCGTCGACCAAGGCGTTGATGGTTTCGGCGTTGACGGGCAGGGTGTTGGGGTTGCTGGGGGTTTGGTCTTCGTTCATGGGTCTGTCCTTTTCGGGTGGTGTGTGTGAGAGCCGCCAATGTATCGGGCTGGACAGGCCCGCCCTTTTTCCCCACCGCCTGGCAGGCACGGCCGTTCGTGCTGGCCTGGGCGCATCCCGGTTTTCCTCCCTGGCCATGGGTGGCGCTCGGGCTGGCGGTGAATTTTTGCCCGGCCGAGCCTCTCAACACCACTCAACGATTTTGAGAGGACGCAAGATGCACCAGGTGGCAATGCCGGTAGAGGTGTCGGTGGCAGAGATTTCGCGCAAGGCCTCGCTGGGCAGCGCGCTCGATTTGTGCCTTGAGGTGGCGGGCCTGGAGCCCAAGCAGGTGCAGGCCGAGCTGAAGATGGACAAGGCGCAGTTCAGCCGCTGGCATACCGGGCAAGAGGGCGTGGTGTGGCCGAAGCTGGAGGCGCTGATGGACCACTGCGGCAACGATGCCCCGGTGCTCTGGATGGCACACCGCCGCGGCTTTGATCTGCATTCGATGCGCCGGGTGGAGAGCGAGACCGAGCGCCGCCTGCGCCTGGCCATGGAGGAGAACGCGGCGCTGCGCCGGGTGCTGATTGGCGCGGGCGGGGTGGTGCGCTGATGGCGGGCTATGAAAACCTGCAGTCGGTGTTGCTGCAGATGGAGCAGTTTGGCATTGAGCTGCAGGACAAAGACACGAGCGCGTTCCCCAAGAAGATCGCGGCCCGGGTGACCTGCGGCAAGGGCGGGAAGGACTGGTACAAGCTGTACGAATTCAGCACGCAAAGCGGTGGGCTGTACCTGACGGGCAGCTTTGGCACTTACCGCCAGGGTGGCGATTTCCAGAAGGTGGAGACCGACTGGGCGCCGCTGGGCGAGGCCGAGCGGGAGCGCCAGGCGGCGCAGCGGGCAGCGGCCCGGGCTCGGGCTGCCGAGGAGCGGGCGCGGGAGGTGGCGAATGCCGCGGCGTCTGCGGTGGACATCTGGCGCCAGGCGCAGCCGCTGGGCGCATCGCCCTACCTGGAGCGCAAGGGCTTGGCGGGCGAGAGCTGCCGCTACTTGCGGGAGCAGCTGGTGCTGCGCTGGCCAGCTGAGAAGCCGGGCGAAGATGACACGGTGGTGCGCCTGCCGGGGGGCACGCTGGTGCTGCCGCTGTTGCGTTTTGATTTCCCTCGCGCCGAGGCGCTGAGGGGGTTGCAGTTCATCAAGCCCGATGGTTTCAAGCTGTACCTGCGCGGGTTCGAGAAGCCGGGCTGCGCGGTGCGGCTGGGCGATGTGGGTTCGGTGGAGGCGGGCATTGGGCTGGCGCTGGTGTGTGAGGGCTATGCCACGGGCCTCACGCTGCGCCTGGGCACCGATGGCGAGCTGCCGGTGTTTGTGGCGTTTGACGCGGGCAACCTGGCGCATGTGGTGCCGCTGCTGCGCGGCCTGTACCCCACGCTGCGCCTGCTGGTGTGCGCCGATGACGACTGGCAGACCAAAGACCGGCGCACCGGCCGCCTGAGCAACCCGGGGCGCACCGCAGCGAAGGCGGTGGCGCGCGACACGGTGGGCTGCGATCTGGTGTGGCCGGTGTTCAACCCGGCCACCCGCGAGCCCAAAGACACGGACTTTGACGACCTGCGCCAGCGCGAGGGCTTGGGGGCCGTGCGCCGGCAGCTGCAGGGCGTGATCAACATGATGGGGCGGGTGTATGGCTGAGCCAATGGACGCGGCGCCCGAAGAGGGCGCGCAGGGGGAGTTGCCGCCGGCGCAGCGCAAGGTGGTGCCGTTTGCCGATGCGGCTGCGGCCCGGCGCGCGGCCTCGATGGGGGGCGATGATCTGCCGGCGCCTGGTGCCCCCGACCCCTTCACCGGCGCGTCTGCGCTTGAATCGGGGGATGGGGTTGCGCCGCCCTCTGGCGAGGCCGCTGGCGGCGCTGGTGGCCCGCCCAAGGGCAAGGCAGCCAAGCCCGAGAAAACGATCGACTGGGGCAAGTTCAATTTGCTGGCCGAACACTTCGCGCTGATCTACGGTACCGACACGGTGTGGGACGGCACGCAGCGCCTGATCATGAAGATTGCCAACATGGCACACGCGCACGGCGCGGACATGGTGCGCATGTGGAAGAACAGCGAGCGCCGGCGCACGGTGCTGCCCAGCGACGTGGTGTTTGACCCCACGCAAAGCTGCGACACCGAGCGCTGCGTGAACCTCTACAGCGGCCTGGCCATGGAGCCGGTGGAGGGCAATGTGCAGCCGATGCTTGCGCTGGTGCGCTACCTCACCAGCCGGGCCAGCGACAACCCGGACGAGTGCGACAACATCATGCACTGGCTGCTTTGCTGGCTGGCCTACCCGCTGCAGCACCCTGGCGCGAAGATGCGCACCAGCGTGATCATGCACGGCGACGAAGGGGCGGGCAAAAACTTCTTGTTCGACACGGTGCTGCTGATCTACGGCAAATTCGGCGCGCTGGTGGGCCAGGATGAGCTGGAAGACAAGTTCAACGACTGGCGCAGCTGCAAGTGCTTTGTGGTGGGCGATGAGGTGAGCAGCCGCGCTGAGCTGGTGCACAACAAAAACCGGCTGAAGGCGCTGATCACCTCGCCCACGGTGCAGATCAACCCCAAGAACCTGCCCAGGCGCGAGGAGTCGAACCACATGAACGTGGTGTTCCTCTCCAACGAGCTGCAGCCGCTGGCCCTGGACAACAGCGACCGGCGCTACCTGGTGGTCTACACCCCGCGCGCGCAGCCTTTCGAGTTCTACCGCGATCTGGGGGCGTGGCGCCAGGCGGGCGGCGCCGAGGCGTTCTACCACTACCTGCTGAACTACCCGCTGGGCGACTTCGACCCCTACAGCCCGGCGCCCTTCACCGAGGCGAAGCGGGCGCTGATCGGCATCAACCGCAAAAGCCCTGAGCAGTTCTGGGCCGAGTGGTCTGATGGCGAGATCGATCTGCCCTACCAAAGCTGCTCGGCGCAGCAGGCCTACCGGGCCTACCTCAAGTGGTGCGCGCGCACCGGGGAGCGGTACCCGTTCAAGCGGGAGCAGTTCACGCCCACGGTGATCCGCTTCAGCGAGGCGCAGGACAAGCCCTGCCGCGTCAAGCCCATGAAGCTCGACAGCGAGGGCTCGAAGAAGGTCGAGCGCATGTTCCTGGTGTGTGACCCGCCAGACACGGCGCAGGGCGCTTGGGCGACCGATTCCGTGGAGACCTTCGAGACCCCGCTGCGCAAGTACCTCGGGTGGTCGCAGGGGTTCGATCCCCGTTCCCCTGGTCAGACTGACGCCAACGGGGGCGAAGAATGACATTTCAGAGTTACGCGGTTACGCGGGGGTGTAACTCGCAAACCCAGCAACGGCGCGGAAAGTTAGGCGGTTACGCGGTTACGCGCACCCCTATACATGTGTGCGGGCGTGGGTGCGCGTGTGCATGTGCGCATGCATGTGGGTGCGCAAGCGGGTGTAACCGCGTAACCGTGCAACTCGCTAGGCGGGCTGCGGGTTCCGTGGTTACGCGTGCGCGTAACCGCGTAACTCACTCTCTCTTTTCTGAAAAAGAAAAAAGGAACATGGACCCCATCACCCCAAACCCTGGCGCCGATCGCGATCAGGCCATGCAGGCGCGCCGCGAAGCCATGCCCACCACCTCGGCCTTCATCGACCTGTGCCGCGCTGCCTACGGTGCTGCCTTCGTCGATCAGCAGCTGGCCACTGCACAGCAAGCCCGGCGCGAGCACCAGGCCGTGCTGGATCAGCAAGGCCAGGCTGCTGCCAACCGCTGGCTCAAGGCCAATGCCCACCGCTGCACCTTCCACGCGGAAGAGGGCGGGCGCAGCGTGGGCCTGGCCTCGCCATGGGGCAGGGCGGCCGCCACCCCCCCCATAGGTTCTCCCCCACCCCCAAGCCCTCGGGGTAATTCGGCCCCCGCGCGGGCGCTAGTGGCTGGGCGTTTGAAAAGTGAACTGTTGCGTGTACCTGGGGGGGTGAAGTGAACAGCCGGGTCAACCTGATCACACAGTCGGCGTATGCGCGGCTGCGCGGCGTGGCGAAGTCGGCGGTGGCGCGGGCTGTGACTGAGGGGCGTATCAGCCTGATCGACGGCAAGATCGATCCGGCGGTGGCGGACATCCAGTGGGCGCGCAACACGCGTGCGCGGGCCGACAGCGGGCGTTCTGGCGCCACCCTTGCTGCAGGGACTGCCGCGACGTCCGACGCGCTCCAGGGGCCGGAGAGCCAGCCGCAGGAGCCTGCTGCTGGCGCGCCCAGCTACTCGGACTACCGCACCCGCACCGAGAAGGCCACGGCCGAGAAAGCCGAGCGCGAAAACGCCCGCGCGGCTGGCCGCCTGGTGGAGCGCGAGCGGGTGGAGCGCGCCGCTTTCGACGCCTTCCGCGAGCTGCGCGACCGCGTGTTCTCCACCCCCCAGCGCTCGGCGCCGCGGGTGGTGGGCATGATCGACGTGCGCGAGATCGAGTCGCTCATAACCGCCGAGCTGCACAAGGCCTTCGAAGGCTGGGAAGCCCGCATGGTCGAGCGCCTGCCGAAAAAGGACGACGTGTGAACCTCGCCGACGGCTACGAGCTGGTGTTGCGCGCGGCCATCGAAGCCGCGCGGCCCGACCCCGAGCTGCGCATTGACGAGTGGGCCGAAAAGCACATGGTGCTGCCCAAAAGCGCCGCGCACCCTGGCCCGTTCCGCTTCGAGCGCACGCCCTACGCCCGCCGCATCGCCCAGGTGCTCTCGCCCGGGCACCCATGCAAGCGCGTGGTGGCCAAAGTCGCCTCGCAGATGTTCAAGACCCAGACCGCCATCAACGCCATCGGCGCCTGGATCCACAAAGCGCCTGGCAACATCCTGGCGCTGCAGCCCACCGACGGCTTGGCCAAGCGCTTCTCGGCCCGCATCTCGCAGGCCATTCGCCTGGTGCCCGAGCTGCGCGCCTGTGTCCACGAGCAGAAAAGCCGCGACAAGCGCAACACCACCCAGGCCAAAGACTTCAAGGGCGACGCCACCCTCTACATCAACACCGCCGGCTCCGCCTCCAACCTGGCCGAGATCACCGCCCGCTACCTCTTCATCGACGAGGTCGACCGCCTGCCCCCGCTCGATGAAGGCGACTCGGTTGAAATCGCCGAGGCCCGCGCCACCCAGCACGAGCGCGACTGCAAGTTCTACGAGGTCAGCAGCCCAACGCTTGAAGGCCTCAGCCGCATCGACGAACTCTTCCGCATGGGCACCCAAGAGGTGTACCTGGTCCCGTGCCCCCACTGCGGCCACCACCACGAGCTGCTGCTCGAAAACTTCCGGTACCGCCGCGACGACGACACCGGCTTCATGGACCGCGCCTGGTTCGTCTGCCCCGAGTGCGGCAGCGAGATCGACGAACGCTACAAGTCCACCATCTTCCTGGACGCACCCGAAGGCGGCACCGCCCACTGGCACGCCACCTCCCCCGGTGACGGTGAAACCATCAGCGTCACCATGTCCGCGTTTTACATGCCCATCGGCGCCATCAGCTGGCTCAGCCTCGCCCGCCAGTACGACCGCGCCCGCAACGCCCTGCAGCGCGGCGACCACACCCTCATGCAGGCCTTCTACAACACCCGCTTGGGCCTGAGCTACCGCAACAGCGAAACCACCACCACCGCCAAGCAGATGCGCGAGCGCGCCGAGTCGTACCCCCCGCGCATCCTCCCCGAGCGAGCCCTCGTGCTCACCATGGCCGTTGACACACAGCCCAACCGCCTCGAACTGCAGATCGAAGCCTGGGGCCCTGGCCAGGAACACTGGGTCATCGACTACGAAACCATCATCGGCTCGCCCTCCGCCCCGCCCGACGAACCCGGCAGCGTCTGGGCCCGGCTCGATGAAATCCGCCGCACCCCCTTCCTGCACGCCAGCGGCCGCCCCATCATGATCAGCGCCTACGGCATCGACGCCGGCGGCGCCAACACCCAGGACGTCTACAACTACGGCAGCGCCCGCAAGGCGCAAGGCTGCGTTGTTCTGCACGGTGCCAACCGGCCCAACCGCCCCATCATGGGCAGCGCACCCAGCCGCGTCGACATCGACTGGGGCGGCACCAAAGTGCCCGGCGGCGTCGAGCTCTGGGCCGTCGGCACCGACGTCGCCAAAGACTGGCTCAGCGGCCGCATGCAGCTCACCGAAGGCCCCGGCGCCATGCACTTCCACAACCAGCTCGGCCCCGAATGGTTCGAACAAATGGTGGTCGAGCAGCCGCAAACCCGCTGGTCCAAAGGCCGCCCCATGCGCAGCTGGGTCAAGCCCAACGGCGCCCGCAACGAAGCCTGGGACGTCTCCGTCTACAACCTCGCCATCGCCTACCAGCTCGGCCTGCACAAGTGGAGCGCGCTCGACTGGCAGCGCCTGCGCGCCAAGCTCATCCCCGCCAACCTCGACCTCTTCGCCCCCCAGCCGCCCCAGGCACCTCAAGCGCCCGAAGAGCCCGAGGCCACCCAGGCCGCCGTGCAAACGTCTGCACCCGACACCCCGGCGCCAGCCGCATTGCCAGCACCGCCCACACCGCCCAGCCTGCCCGCCCCACCGCCCACCCACCGCCGAGTCCTATCGAAAGGCATCCAGCATGACTAGCACCACCCCCCAGCCCACCCCCGAAGCCGACCCCGACGCCGACGGCGAGCTGCTTGACAGTGCCGACCAGGCCGAGCTCGACATGCTGTGCGAGCGCTGGGTCTACTGGTCCCGCACCCGGCGGCAATACGCCCCCAGCGCCTCGCTCGCCGGCGTGCTCGGCAAGCTCACCAAAAGCACCCGGCCGCTGCCTGCCGTGCCGTTTGATCCCATCGCCAGCGCCGAGCTGTTCGCGCTCAATCTCGCCTACCGCAGCCAGCCGCAGGCCATCGACCGCCAGGTGTTCGAAGCCCACTACCTCTACCGCATCAAGCCCATCAAAGTCGCCGCCGATGCCCTGGGCATCAGCCGTGCGCATTACTACACGCTTCTGCGGTCTTTCCGCCAGCGCGTGCACATCGTCAGCAAGGTCATCTTGAATGAGAATCTGCGGGCCGGCGCGGCGCTGCCCCATGCGCCCCGGCAGATCCACACAGGGAGCCCAACAGAATGACACCCACCACCTGGCGCGCCGCTGCCCTCACTGCCGCCACCCTCGCGCTGCTGCCCCTGCCGGCCGCCGCCGTCAACAAATGCACCGGGCCCGGTGGGCAGATCACGTTTCAAGACGCGCCCTGTGCTGGAAAGGGTGAAGCCTTGGTGGTTCGCCCTGCGTCTGGTTCGGCCGGGCGGGCGCCTGGTGGCGAGACCGAGGCCCAGCGCATCAACGCCTCCATCGACCGCAGCGCAGCCGCCCGCCGTGTGGTGGAGCTGGACGCCCTGCTCATACCCCGCGCCAATCAGGCGCTTGGCCGTCTGCAGCATCAATGCGCCCAGCAGCGCGCAGCCCTGGAGCGCAGCCAGTACGCATACAAACAAAACCTCTACGGTAAAACCCACGCCGCGCAGATGGCCAGTCAAATGGTGCAGCTCACCCTGGACTGCGAACGCGAAGAAAAGGCCCTGCAAAGCAACCTGAGTCGCCTGGAGCAAGAGCGCATTGCGGCTGCTGGCGCAGCCAAGTAATCCGACTGCTCAGACGCATTACATCCAGTCCCGCGCGTCGCGGTGGCTGGGGTGTTGAGTAGCCTGCTGCCCGAATGCCGCTTTACCGATTCGCCCGCGCCGCGTCAATGCCTTTTTTGTCAACCCCAGAGCAGACAATTCAGGCCTTGCCCCGATCAGACACTTTGGCCCAAAATTGGCCCCAATTCCTGTAGGTCTCAAAAGTCCGCAAGACGAAAAACCTCCACCGAAACCCCAGCAAAACACCCCCCTGGCGCCCCGCCCCTAAAACCCCGGTCTTCCCCAAGAAGCCGGGGTTTTTTGTTGGCCGCCGCCCTGGGAAACAGCAGCCCAACCACCGCCGCCCATGCTCAACATCAGCGCCAAGAACCCGCAAGGCAGCATTGCCGATGCGATCCGCTCGGCCCGTGATGTGCCTGCGCGCGTGCTGCCGTATGCCGCCTCCACCGCGCTCACCCGCGTGGCCCGGCTGATCGCCACCGAAGAAATGCCTGCTGAAATGCGCCGCGTGTTCCAGGAGCCGGTGCGCTGGACGCTCAACAGCCTGCGCATCAAGCCCGCCACCCGCGAAACCCTCAGCGCTCGCGTGTTTGTGAAAGACGACGCGCCCAGCAATGGCACCCGGCCCGAAGACTACCTGCTGCCCCAGGTAGAAGGCGGCGGGCGAAAAGAAAAACGCTTTGAGCGTTCCATGCGCTATGCCGGCCTGTTGCCGGCTGGTTGGCGCGCCATGCCTGGCCAGGGTGCCCCGCTCAACGCTGCCGGCAACTTCACCCGGGGCGAAATGCAGCGCATCTTGACCGCCACCCGAAGCGCGTTCGACATGACGCAAAACAAGACCAACAGCGCAAAAAGCCGCCGCAACGCCAAGAACGCGCCGTATTTCGGCATCACCCCAAGTGCTGGCGCCTTCACGCGTCAGGGCTCGGGTATCCGCACCGTCTACCGCCCATCGAGCCTCACGCCCGGCGTCTACAAGCGCGAGGGCCGCAGCATCAAGCCCGTGCTGATCTTCACCAAAACCCTGCCCCAATACCGCCCGCTGCTCGACTTCGACGGCGTGAGCCAGCGCGCCGCGCAAGCGCACTTCCCCCGCGAATTCGCCCGCGCTGCGGCCGACATCACCGCCCGCCGGAGCTGAGCCCATGAGCCGACCCTACGCCGACATCCTCGACGACCTCGCGTTTTACCGCGACGCCATGCGCAAAGCCGCCGTCGCGCAAGACACGGTGGTGGGGCAGGGCGGTGGCGGGCGGCGCCAGCAGCGCGGCAACTTCGCCGAGCTGCAAGCCCATGTGGACGACCTGCAGCGCGAGGCCAACGCCCACCCCGACAACCCCGCCAATGCCGCCACCCGAGGCCGTCGCGTCTCGTACCTGCGGCCCTACTGACCATGCAACTCAACCCGCTGGACCGCGCCATCGCCGCGGTGGCGCCAGCCTGGGCGGCTGCCCGCGCCCATGAGCGCGCCCGCATCGAGCTGCTGGCCCAAACGCCCACCCCCGGCACCAGCCTGCAGGCCAGCCTGGGCGGCGCCACCCCCGGCGCCAGCAACCCCGCCCGCCGCTGGTGGAACCCCTTCCCGCGCGATGCCCGCAGCGACACCTTGCCCCAGCTCGGCGGCCAGCGCGCCGCCTCCCGCGAACTCGCGGCCACCAACCCCATTGCCGCCGGCGCGATCAACACCAACATCGACCGCGTGGTCGGCACCGGCCTCGCCCTGGTGAGCCAGCCCAATGCGGTGCTCGGCTGGTCTGCCGAGCAAGCCGCCAGCTGGAAGCGCCTGGTGCAGGCCGAATTCAGCCTCTGGGCAGACAGCACCGCCTGCGACCACACCGACACCAACACCTTCTACGAAATGCAGGGCATCGTGTTGCGCTCGGTGCTGGAAAGCGGCGACTGCTTCACCCTGCTGCCCCAAGGCCAGCGCAGCGCCATGCAGCCCTACGCCCTGCGCCTGCAGATCATTGAGGCCGACCGCGTGGGCAACCCCAACGGCGCCATGGACACCGCGCAAGACGCCGCCGGCGTGCGCATGGCCCCCAGCGGCGCGGTGCAGGCCTACCACGTGTACGCCCGCCACCCCGGCGCCGGCTACACCGCCCGCGGCTCGCTTTATGAAGGCCAGTGGATCCAGCGCACCGGCCCCAGCGGGCGCAAGCGCATCCTGCACCACTATCGCAAGCGCCGCCCCGAGCAGCCGCGCGGCGTGCCGTATCTCGCGCCCATCGTTGACCTCATCAAGCAGATGGGCCGCTACACCGAAGCCGAGGTAACGGCTGCTGTTCTCACCGCTTACCTAACGGTGTTCATCGAAACGCCCACCGGCAACGCCGCCCCCGTGTTCAGCGGCGAGCCCGCCGGCTCGTCAGCCGCTGGCCAGCCCGAAGTGGGCCTGGGCATGGGCGCGGTGGTGGGCCTGGCCCCCGGCGAAAAAGCCAGCGTGGTCAACCCCATGCGCCCCAACCCCAATTTCGGCCCGTTCCTCGAAAACGTCATCACCCAGATCGCCATGGCCCTGGGACTGCCGCCTGAACTGCTGATCAAAAAGTTCACCAGCAGTTACAGCGCCAGCAAGGCCGCGCTAAACGACGCATGGATCTACATCCGCAGCGTGCGCGTGTGGCTCGCCGGCAGCTTCTGCCAGCCGGTGTTTGAAACCTGGCTGGCCGAGGCCGTTTCGCTCGGCCGCGTGCCCGCGCCCGGCTTCTTTACCGACCCCCTGCTGCGCTGGGCCTACACCCGCGCCACCTGGCCCGGCGACAGCATGGGCAGCCTCAACCCCAAAGACGAAGTGGCGGCCTACACCGCCGCCATCGACGCGCGCCTCATGACCCGCGAGCGCGCCGAATGGGAGCTGTTCGGCTCCGACTTCAACGAGACCTTGGCCCAAAAAGTGGCCGAGCAAACCGCCCTGGCCGCCAACAACCTGCTGCCCGTGCCCAAAGCCGGCGCGGCAGCCCAGCCCGCCGAGCGCCCCACCGAAAGCACCCAGCCATGACCTTGCTCGATCTGCTGCGCAGCCCTTGGGCCATCTTGCCCGATCGCCTGCTCGAAATTCAGGCCATCTACGCCACCCATACCCGAGGCGAAAAGATCGATGTCGATGCCATCGAAGCCCGCCTGGGCCGCCCGCTGGCCAACGAACAGCAGGTGTATGAGATGCGCGAAGGCGGCGTGGCCGTGCTCAGCATCGAAGGCGTCATGGCCCCCAAGGCCAACCTGTTCATGCGTGTGAGCGGTGGCATGTCCACCCAGCAGCTCGGCCTGCAGGTGGAAAGCGCCATTGCCGACCCCCGCGTGAAAGCCCTGGTGCTCGTGGTGGACAGCGGCGGCGGCTCCACCATTGGCTCGCCCGAGCTGGCCGCCACCGTGCGCGAGCTCAGCCAGGTCAAGCCCATCGTCACCGTGACCGACGGCACCATGGCCAGCGCCGCTTACTGGGTCGGCAGCGCCGCCAATGCCGTGTTTGCCACCGGCCCCACCATCCAGGTGGGCAGCATCGGGGTGGTCGCCACCCACACCTACAGCCCGCAAGCCAGCGGCACCCAGACCACCGAAATCACCGCCGGGCGCTACAAGCGCATGGGCACCAGCGCCAAGCCGCTCGACGAAGAGGGCAGCGCCTACATCCAGCAAATGGTGGACCACCTCTACGGCGTGTTCGTGGACGCCGTGGCCGACCACCGCGGCGTCAGCGCCCAGACCGTGCTCGAACACATGGCCGATGGCCGCGTGTTCGTGGGCCAGCAAGCGCTCGACGCCGGGCTCATTGACGGCTTCGCCACGGTAGACGCCATCGTCTCCCGCCTCGCCACCAACCCCGCCGAATTCGCCACCCGCCGCAAGGCCCAGGTGACGGCCTCGGCAACCCCTGCCAAAGAGCCCGCCGGTGCGCGGGCCAGTGGCAACCCCGCCCCCACCGAGCCGGTGCTGCTCGTTCTCCCCGCAACCGCAACCCCCAAAGGAACCCCCATGGACATCAAAACCCTGGCGGAGCAGCACCCCGAACTGCTCGCCGCCATCCAGGCCGAAGCCGCCTCCAGCGCTTCGCAAACCGCCGCCACCGCCGAGCGCGAGCGCATCGCCGCCGTCATGGCGGTGGGCGAAGGCCTGCCCGGCCACAGCGCGCTGCTGAAAACGCTCGCGTTTGACGGCAAAACCACCGCGCCCGAAGCCGCCATGGCCGTGCTGCAGGCCGAAGTGTCTGCGCGCGCCAAGGCTGTGGCCGCGTTCGATGCAGACGCCCCCGCGCCTGTGGCGAACTCTGCCGCGCCCGCCAACCAGGCCGTGAGCCCTGAGCAGCAAACCGCCCAGGCCAAAGCCCACGCCCAAGAACACGGCATCAGCTTCGTGGCCGCCCTCAAGGCGCTCGGCTTCGCTGCCTGATCGCCCTGAGCACCCACCCCCTTCACTTCTGGAGAACCCCATGACCAAAGCCTCCCAAGCCATCTTCACCGACACCGTGATCGCCACCGCCGTGCTCACCAACAACCGCCTCGTCAACCAGGCCGGCGCCTTCCCCGCAGCCGGCGCGCTGGCCTACGGCGTCACCCGCTCCGATGCCGCCATCGGCGACCCCACCCCGGTCGACGTGATGGGCACCGCCATCGTGGAAGCGGGCGCCGCCTTCGGCAAAGACGTGGCCCTCATGGTCGGCACCACCGGCAAAGCCATTGCCCACGACAACGTGGGCAGCAAGCACGCCATTGGCCGCTCGCTCGAAGCCTCCACCGGTGACGGCGCGCTGGTCGAAATCCTGCTCGTGCCCAGCTCCGGCCTGGCTGTGAACGCCGCCTGATCGCTGAGCCCACCCGCCAGCCCAAGCCCCAACCCCCACCCATTCCCCGGAGTCCCAAATGTCCCAAATGACCCCCGCCCAAGCCCGCGTGATCGACCCGATCCTCACCGAGATCGCCCGCGGCTTCGAGTCCCAGTTCCCGCTGGTGGCCGATGTCCTGTTCCCCCGCGTGCCGGTCAACCAGCGCGCTGGCACCATCATCACCTTCGGGCGCGAGCAGTTTCAGGTGATCAACACCCGCCGCGCGCCGGGCGCTGACACCCGCAGCATCCAGGTCGGCTACGGCAGCGAGAAATTCAGCCTGACCGACAACCGCCTCATGGGCCTGGTGCCGATCGAGCTGATGGAAGAGTCCAGCGCCGTGCCCGGCATCGATCTGGCCGCCGCCACCATCCGCGTGGTGCAAGGCAAGATGGAGCTGGAGCGCGAGGTGTCCGCCGCCGCCCTGGCCCGCGCGCCCGCCGCCTACGCCGCCAGCAACAAGGCCACGCTGGCCGCTGCAGACCGCTGGTCCACCCCGGCCACCAGCAACCCCTTTGCCGTGATCGAAGCGGCCAAGGAAGCCATCCGCGCCAAGATCGGCCGCCGCCCCAACGTGATGGAACTCGGCCCCAAGGTGCTCAGCGCGCTGCGCACCCACCCCATGGTGCTCGACAAAATGTCCACCTCCACCGACCGCACGCCCGCCACCATGGCGCAGCTGCAGGCGCTGTTCGAGATTGAGCGCATCGTCGAAGGCCAGGCCATCCAGGACGTGAACGGCAGCTTCGTGGACGTGTGGGGCAACGACGCGATCTTGGCCTACGTGGCCCCGAAAAGCCTGCAGGAAATGGGCAGCCAGAACTTTGGCTACACCTACCAGCTCGCCAGCCGCCCCATGGTGGAGCAGGCCGAGTGGAACAACTCCAAGGCCAGCTGGATGTACCCGGTGTCTGACGCGAGCCAGACCGTGCTCACCAGCGCCGACAGCGGCTACCTCATCACCGGCGCGGTGGTCTGACCCTTAACGCCTGAGCCCCACGCCCGCCATGTTCAACGAAGACCTCAGCGCCTTCTTCGACGCCAGCGAGTTCGGTACCGCCTGCGCCCTGCAGACGGTGCCGCCCGTGCTGTTCACCGCCATCTTGTCGGAGGTGGACGAAGAAATGCTGCAGGGCTACGTGGTGGGTACCGTGCGCGAAATCCGTTGGCCCACAGCAGCCGCCACGCTGCTTGAGGGCCAGCTGATCACCGCCGGTGCCGACACCTGGCGGGTGCTGCGCGATGGCCGCAAGGTCAACGACGGCCTTGAGAGCCTCACCCACCTGGTTGAAGCCTAAAGCGCCCGAATTGCCATGATCCAGTTCACCACCAACAGCGTTCGCTGGGCCATTTTCGACGCCATGGCCAGCGCGCTGGAGCAGGCGCCCGAGCTGGGCGGCGTGCCCGTCAAGCGCAACCCCACCAGCGCCATTGCCGCCAAAAGCGGCGACCTGCTGGTGGCGCTGCGCTGGAACGCCGACACGCTGCTCGAATCCCCTGGCGGCCGCGAAAAGCGCCAGTTTCGCCTGCTGATCGGCAGCATCGCCCACACCCGCCAGGCCGACCGCGATGCGGACGCGCTGCACCAGGTCGTGGGCGAGGTGGCGCGGCGCGCGATCGTGGCGCTCAACGCCGGTGGGCACAAGGTCAAGCCGCTGGAGCGCGAAGTCACGCCCGACCTTGACAGCCTGCTGATCGAAGGCGCGCTGGTGCTCAGCACCTGGGAGATCGAATACGAAAAGCCGCGCACCTTCTTTCAGCCCACCCCGTAAGCCGTTCCCCGCAAACCATCCCGTCAATCACTCCGGTAAATCCATTTTTTAGGAACCCACACCATGACCGCACGCGCTATTTTGGGAGGCGGACTCGTCTCCCTCAACATGTTCAACACCGTCACCCAGGCCTTCGATGGCTTTGGTGACAACATCGACGCCGACAAGTTTGAGATCAAGCCCAACTTCGAAGAAAAAGCCAGCGAGAGCCGCAGCCACCTCGACTACGGGCAGGCCCGCGCCTCGGTGATCTTGGCCAAGCCCACCGAGATCATGATCGACCTCTCGGCCTCCAGCGTCAAAGCCCTGGCCATGCAGTTCCAAGGCCTGGTGCAAAGCCTCACCCAGGGCGCGGGCAACCTCACCGCGTTTGATGTGCCGGTCACCGCCATCGGCGTGTGGCTGCCCACCGGCAGGCGCAACCTGGTCGAAGCGGGCCTGATCGTCACCAACGCCGCCGCCAGCGTCACCTACGTGCGCGGCACGCATTACGAGGTGAACTACCTGCGCGGTGAAATCCGCTTCTTTCCTGGCGTGGCAGGCATTCCAGCGCCTGCGGCTGTGGTGAAGGTGACCGCCGCGCACCTCGCGGTGGACGGCTCGAAGATTCTGGGCGGGCGCGTCACCCAGGTGCGCGCACAGGTGCGCTTCGACGGGCAAAACATGGTCAACGGTGAGCCCATGGAAGCCGACGTGCACGAGGCCGTGCTGGGCGCGGGCAACGGGTTCGACTTCCTCAGTTCGGACTTCGTGCCCATCAGCCTCACCGGCAAGATCGTGACCCCTGCGGGCAAAACCGAAGGCTACGAAGTGCGCTTCCCCGCCCGCTCCAACACCTGATCGGCCGACAGCAAAGCAGCAAGCCACACCAGCCCGCCACCCGGCGGGCTTTTTGTTGGGCCGCGCTCACCCTGAGCCCGCCCACCAAAAAGCCTCACCAGCGCCTTTCACCCGTACCGCACACCGCTCACCCCAGCCAATGGCCACCCAAAAAATCCGCTACGACATTGAAGCCGCCGTGTCGGGTGGCTCCGAGGTCAACGCGCTCGCCTCGTCGCTCGAAGGCCTGGCCGACACGCTCGAAGGCGATCTGAGGGTACAAGCCCTCGCCAGTGCCGCTGCCCTGCGCCAGCTGGGCGAAAAGCAAACCGCAATCGACACCTTCCGCCGCCTGAAGGTAGAGACCGAAGGCGCCTCCACCAGCCTGCGCGAAGCCCAGACCGCCGCCCAGCAGCTCGGCCAGAAACTCGCCGCCAGCGAAGCCCCCACCCGCGCCCAGGCCGGCCAGCTGCAGCGCCTGCGCGACACCGTGCGCGCCGCCAAAACCGAGCTGCAGCAAAAGACCGTGGCGCTCGACCAGAGCCGCGGCGCGCTCAGTGCTTATGGCGTCAGCAGCGAC